GTAATATTAAGAATGGAAAATTCACATTAGTTACCGATGATTATACCCCAGTTAAGTCAATCATTGTACCACCAGGAACTAAAATTACAACTTATAGAAATATTGACGGGACGGGGCCACAGTATAATTACAAAGGACCAACAATTATACCATGTGGGTTGGAAATAAAAAACATAGTTGGTAAGAAGGATTAAGTAATTTTCTCGTTAAATAATAATGAAGACTTTGGGAATCATAATTTTGGTTTTAGTGATACTACTTTTTTCTGGTTTGGCATTTATTCTAACCAGAAGTCCAGAACCAGAACCAGTCATAGATCCAAGTGCTCCAGGTGTTCATTATTATGAAGAGTGTGACTACAAAGGGAAACACAGACTTATAGATGTAGCTCCATCTTTAATAGGAGATAGTTTCAAATCTGTGCGCGTTCCAGACGACTTCGCAGTAAAGGCAATGAGTACAGAGGATAAAGAAGTTTTTATTAAAGGTCCTAGTACAGTTAAATGTACAGAATTTAAGAGTATGGAAGTTTTGCCAAATTAATTATTGGCCAGGCCCCGCTTCTTTAGGTCAGCCTTAAGGTCTGCCATGAGAGCAGCTCGTGGGTTGAGACTCATGGGCCTTGGTGGTGGAGGTGGAGGTGGAGGTGCTACCCTTCTTGGAGAAACACGAACTGGTTGTCTCATCCTTGGTTGACTGGGTTCAGCCTCTTTGAGAACCATTTTACACACCTTGATGAACTTCTTGGCACTTTTGGCTTGATTTTCCAAACTTGGCTCACCCTTTGTCTTCTTTGGCAACTTTGCCATAAGTTCCTTCTTTGTGAGTTTGACGCGTTTCCCTTTGACATCTTTGGTCACCCTGAAGCCAAGCTTCTTAACCTTTTCTTTGAGCTTTTCGTACTCCATTTAATATAGGTTGGGAAATTAATAGTAGCGGACACCTGCTCGGGTAGCGGCGTCATCAATTTCATCAACCATTTCCCAAGCCCACATACATTCCTGGGCATCTTGATGTTCGCAGATTGAGTGCGCAAGATCAAGAGCTTCGTGTAGAATCATCTTGAGACGCATCTGTCTTGTGGTGATCTGCTTTGGTTCGTGTAGTGAAGGTGCTTCATACATTTGTTGAAGAGCAACACGGGTGATTTCACTCTTCTTCATTTCGTAGTTAATTTCATCGCTTCGACAAGCCGCGACAATACCATATTTGCGTCTCATTGGTGGTAGAGGTGGTGGTGACCAATACCCAAACCTCTTGAGTGTCCTCACCATTAAATATCTATCGGAAGATATTTTTAAGACCATTTAAGTCTTTCCAGAAATCTTCTGAATAAGTACGGAGTGAGTTCACTTAAGGAGCCAAATGGCACATACACATAATCTGGGAAGTCATCCGCCATCCCCAAAAGCTGAGCAACTTTGTATCTATTGTGAGGACAAGTTCGGGCAAACTTAATATCTTCAGAATTGTGGGTCGCCAGAAGAGTGTGGATATTTTGTGAAGCACCAAGTGTCATTTCAAGACCTCTTCTAAAAGATTTATCAACTTCGGGTTTGTTTGGTAGGAGCCCCACCTGCTTTCCAAGGTAGGCGCCTCTTACCAATTTAGCACCAAGTTGGATACCAGCTCTCTCAAATTGAATGATATCCATTTCAAGTTCTTTGAGTGCGTCTCTGCGATACATTTGATATGTCTTGAATACATGCGGTTCATACTGATTGTATTGAATCATGAGATCTGTACATATTTTGGGATAAAGTACTTCTTCAGCATCTATACAAACCTGAACACGATTGTTAATAGAATGCTGTATTAACTTTTTAATATGCGATTCTGCCACGTATGGTGACGACTTGGATCCGAATGATGTCATCTTTAACGCAACCATTGACCTGGGGACAGTTGGAATCATCTTCATATTTATGTCACTCACATACTGAGCATCACTGGGATGACAATTCTCACGAGCATAGTCTAAAATCACTCTAGAACCTGACCGATAAACATTTCCTATTACATTTTTCAGTTCATGATTTAGAGCGGCATATCGTAACATGTCTTAAAGATGTGCCACATTTTATTAGTAATGGAGTTCATCTACGAAATACCAAATGTTATTTCAAAAGAGACTTGTGAAGAACTAATTGAGCGTTTTTTAAAAGATGATAAAAAACACCCTTCAACTGTTTCTGGTGGAAGAGCCGATCACGAAGTAAGAAAATCAACAAATTTATGGATTGGTCCCAATGAAGAAGGATGGAGCGACACCGCAAAGGATATGTTTAAAATTTTTGTTGATGGATTGGACAAGTATGGACATCATTTGGTTAATAATAACTATATTACATTCGCAGAAGGAAGTCGCCTTTTTGGAAAAGAACTTCGTTTTGAATCACCTTTTATAAATCAATCATTGGAAGGTGATTATTATCACTGGCACACCGATGATTTTACTAAACAGGTAGACAAAGAAAGGAGATCTTTTTCGTGTTTAATATATTTAAGCACTTTAGAAGAAGATCAGGGTGGTTGTACAGAATTTATGATTGGTAAAAAGGTTAGACCTGAACAAGGTAAAATGTTGATTTTTCCGTCAACTTGGACTTATGTACACCGGGCAGCTGAAGTAAAGAATGGTGGTGTGAAATATACTCTTGGAACTTGGGTTGGTTAAAGATGTGCCACGTGTCATTACCATGGAAACAAGGGCTCTAATTACCCAAGTACTTATGCCACGTATCAGACAACTTGAAGAAGAAGTTGCCGCGTTACGAAGACAGACCTGGCCATATGTTCAGGCGGAAAAAGACGCAAAAGGTCTCAGAAGCATAGATGAATTGCGAGACTTTTTCAAAAACCTGGATGACGACACAACATTGGAACTCTTGAGACTCAAGGCGAGACTCTCAAGGAATCCAGGACTTCAGGGAAGGGAGGTTGATATGATCATGAGCTTGCGAAATAATTTTTGTTGATGTATAGTAAATATGTTGCCTTTGATATATCCTTTATTAGCTATATTTGGTTTCAAGAAGGCGAATGACGGTGGACCAATGGAACTCACACAACTCGCATCTCTCATATGTTGTACTTTGGTATCATTTATGACAACTAGATCTCTTATGAAAGTACCAATAAAAAGTCCTCCATTTCTCATAATGATGCTTGTCTGTTGTGTGTGTAGTTGTTCATCATCTGTAACACTTGCTAATGATACCAAAAAGCGTATCGAAGCACTTACACCAAAAGAATAATAAGCTTAAAAAAAGTCATCCGTTCTATACAAATTCACTGCGTATGAACCAGTTTTACCAGTTACTGAAACTGTTTCATTCCCATAGAGTTCTTCACATCCGATGTCCTCCATACAATCACGCGCGTTGTGACTAATTGGTAAGGAGTAGAGATTTTCACCACCGGTTGTTGTGTAGTAGTGGTAGCGATCACGGCGTCCTCTGACTTCCTTGCCATAGAGTGGAAGAGTTTCCCCATTACCTGTAATGACACCCATTTGTTGCATGTACCCAGGTTTGTACTGTTTAATTGGTGCTCCTCGGAATTCTGGTTCGCGTCTGGGGTCGCGCTGTTCCAACTCAATCCGTGGTGGTACTGGCATCACGGGCACCTCCACTGGAACTTCAACAACCTTGGGGTTGAACCACATGTAACTCAAAACAAGAGCAAGTACAACAACGGCTGACATCAAGATTTGATTTTTGGCCTTGTTCTTTATCTTCATTATATTAGTTAAGGATTATTATTTACATAAAGACATGAAGGTACTCGCCATAGATATCGGGTATCACAATATGGGTCTGGTCTTAGCTGAATGTGGAAAGGGACCTAAAATTGATGTGGAGTATATAAAGAAAGTGAGCCTCGAAGACTACAAACACATCAAAAGTAATGACATTGTAGACTTGGTTCCTTTATTTGTAGAAGATCATCAATTCATTTTCGGGTCCGCGGATGTAATACTTATAGAAAGACAACCACCAGGTGGTCTCACAAACATAGAAGTACTTCTAAATTACATGTTCAAAGATAAAGTTGTTTTGGTTTCACCTGTGAGCATGCATACACATTTTGGTATCAGGCATCTAAACTACGAGCAGCGCAAGGAGAGAACAATTTCTATTGCGAGTAAGTATATTTCGGGGGAAATACCTTACGAAAGGAAACATGATATTGCTGACGCACTTTGTATGATAATTTATTACAACTTCAATGTGTCAGTTCATTTTTTTGACCGGTTTAGATTCACCGGTTCTCGGCTCTAATAATTTCTAGGGCATTCGCCACAGACTCTAATGCTTCAAACATCGTAGCCGCGCTACGGTTCTTACAACAATTTCTAATTTTTTCAATATTGTATTCAAAAGAATTCTTTTCCTGTTCCTTTCTCTTTTCAATTGATTTTATCACTTCTTGAAGTCTTTCAATTTCTGAATCAATCTTTTCAGTAATAACATCAATTGCTTCATCCATCTTGACAATTTCGTTTTCAAACCAATCTAGATGTCTCTTGAGAAGATCTCTCTTCACCGCAGATTTTGTTCGTTCAATTTGTTTTTCAATTCTATCCGTCTTCTCGTCAATAATGCTAATGTTACTCAAATATTTTTCATGATGGTATTCCTTCGATTGCTCGAGGGCTTGAATTTGTTGCTTGAGTTCAGCGATTGTTGTGTCCATGGATTATTTCTAACATATCATCGTCCCAAAACTTTATACCGAGCATGCGTTCATGATAGTCTATGATCAATTTCAAAGTTTTTAATCTTAGACCACCAGTACCCTTGTAGAAGGCATACTCTTTCTTGAGTCTCTCCAGTTCTTCTTCGCGCCAGGATTTCATCTTTACTTTGGATTTTTACCAGACATCAACAATCTTAGGTCGTCAATGAACATGTCAAAGCG